ACCAATAAATGAACCATAACCAAGCATATCCAACAGCTTGCAAGAGCCATAAGCAAATCCAAAGCCAGCGTCATCCACAGTGCCAGAATCCACTCTATTACGAATTTCACCAGAAATATTGACAAGAGGGGCATACGGGACACTAGTCAATTGTTCTGTATTAGAAACATTGCTAGCCGCGCTAGTCATATAATCCGTCATTTGAGTAAAAGCTTGCGGAAGCGCACGAGAAATCAAACGTAACGGCACGGCATAGAAGTCATAATACTCCTTAATACGGGTATAAGCAGCAGTATTGACTGGAACGGTACGAGTAAACCAGTCAGACGAAATACGATATTTCGTACCGGGAATAGCAATTTGCCAATAGCAAGGAAGAATCTCACCAACTTTAGCGGTAAACAGCTTTTTCGAACTTAAGTCAAAAGATGAGCGATGGGTAGGAATTTTCGCTCGGTCCAAAGGATTAAAATCACTCATAATTAATTAATATTTAAAATTAAACCATACGGTTGAAAATATTATTAGCATCATTAAGCTTCTTGTGTTTAATCATATTACAACAGAATGTCGAACTACGGTACCGGAGCTGCTCAAGAATCTGAACCGTTTCACGTGAAATATTCGACAAGACATCAATCTCCTGCCCGTACGCAGGCAACGCAAACATACAATCCGAAATCTCAGGGTATTGGGCACGGATGTTATATGCATCTCGTAAACTTTCATAATTCGCTTTCTTTTCATATTCTATGCCTGTTTTAATGATAAAATTAATACGACCGGAGTAAGCACTAACATCAGAACCGAAGTCAGGCAAATGCCAGTTACGGAAGAATTTAGAGACATATAGGAACAACCTATACAACTTATTAACAAAAGATTCAGCATCGAAATCAACAGAACAGTAACCAAACCTAGTAGAACACCGAGAAGCATGTAATACAATCTTGTCATCATCAGTAAGAATAGGATTAACCTTAAGATATTTATAATAAGCATTGACAAGGCCTAGAATCGAGTCTCTGTAGTGAATAATCCCGAATCTTGCAACTCTTTGCGGCGTGCGATGCACAGCGAGAAGAATTCGAGCAATCGCAGCACTATCGTCATTGCGAGCAGACGAGAATCGGGGCAGTAAGGTACGGATATACGACATGGGTGGAGTTGACCGAACACTGACGCCGTTGAAGTTATAGATTCGTCCGTTAACGACAGAATCGATTTTTTTCTCAATTTGAGAATAAGGGTCGTCGTCTTCCATGAAATCGCAACCTTTCTCAAAAAATCCGACAGACGCTCGCGATTTGAGTCTAAACGCGCGGCATGAGCGATATAAAAGGGGAGCAGCACTAAGGCTGTTAACGTAACTCGCAACGTACGAACCAGCTCCACCAGCGGCACGTTGGAAATCTGAACGACCGAGCTTCCAACTCTTATCGTGACAGTGTCGTAGAACCTCGGAGACTTCGTCCGAGTTTGTGAATAATAAGAGATGATAATGCGGGCGGAAATGAACGGGTCCGTACTCACCCACAGCGTAGAAATGTAACGTTTCATAAGAACCTAGTGTTTGGAATAAATGTTTACGTAAACGTTTAATATAATTCTGAACATCAACATAATTCAGGAAGGGAATAAGGTTATCACGACCGTATTGCGAAGAAACGGGATAGTCCGTTTTGCCAACGGCTTGCGTCTTATAGATAAAACTACGAATAGCATCCATACTAAGGAACCAATTATCCCTAACAGGGACATATTCCTTAATTTCACGGTCATACGGCACAGTGCCTTGAACCTGCTCGAAGAATATATGATGCAACATGGAGTTATCATCACATTTATATTCAGAAACAGAGATATACTGATGATGTTCATCGCCAAAATGAGAATCTCCTGAAATGCCTAAAACATCCTCATATTCACTATGAAGAACCTTACAATTCATAAGAGGAATGTGTACATTGTCATAAGTAAGAGTTACAAAATAAGAATACTTAAAAGCACTTCCAGCGGTCTTCACACGCATGGACGCTTTTTTAGCACGCTTATGGATACAATAATCACATTGACCACAATCCACGGCAATGCGTGCACCGGTGTATTTGTTCGTAATAAACGAACGATATTGACAATGGTCAACAGCCTTAAACAAATCAGGAGAAAATTTCATAATTACTAACGTTTATCAATCACCTGACGACGATTACGGTCACCAAACGAAATATGAATAAATGTAGGGTACAATATTAACTGGTCAAACACATGAACATTATCCGAAAAACTATGAATATGTTCAAGTAACCGGTTATAAGTAGTAGAACCATAAGGTTTCATATCAATAGCCTCACCAAATAGATGCTGGGAATTGAAAACACCACCAGCGGCCTTATTCTCAGCGATAGAACGCTTGGCACTTGTTATAGTAAAATGCAAGTTAAAGCATAACAAATGCTCAAGAAAATCCATAAGAGTAGAATTCATAAACCAATAGCATTAAGGATATAACCAAGAGCGGCAGAAACAGCACCAATCACAATCTTCCAAATATTATTCCTTTTCATTGCTTTGAGTTTTAAGTTCAACGAAATCATTTTCTTCTTTAATCGAATCCACAATAACAATAAGACCCAACGAAGAAATTCGCTCAGAATAATTTCCAAGACCATCGAGAGAATTAACGATATAAGGCGAAATAACATCACGACCTGTGTTTTTGTCCTTAACTGAGATAATAAATTTCTGCATAATCGTAATAATTTTTAAAGTGTTAATAATGATTGTAACTTCTACTGGAGCAAAGGTATGAGTTTTTTTCGTATTTCCAAAATTTTTTTAGAAATTGTGGGGAGAGGACCATTTGTGATGGAGTGTGAGTTGTGCGTTTATGGACAAGAGTAGGAGAATCCGAGAGGATAACTCGGATTTGCTTCGCACACAACTAGGGGCTTCGCTTAATTAACAAGTGGATGTATACAGAGGTGTATAGGCACGGCAAGGCAGAGGCTGTCTTGCCTTTGCGCGCCGTCGCGCTAAAATACCGGAGCGGGGCGCTCCTATAAGGAAGTCGCTCCGCTCCATTTTCGAACAGGCCCTACGCGGGCGGCGGGTGTATATCGCTCAAACGCCGCGATGGGCTTCTAGTCCTGAAGTACGCTATTGTCTACCTAACTTAGGAATAATCTAAAATACACAAGAAAATAGATTTGCCAACGACTAATAACCGATACCATTAGAACTATTATAAATAGTAGTGTTACGAGGACCGTAATCATTACGAAAAATCTGAGGACCGGGTCGCATAGCTCCAATTACATTACCGGCACCTTGAAAAATACGAGACGTATAATCTATCGCATTACGCAAACCATATGAATCAAAATCTTTCTTAGTATTACCAGCAGACCACTTATAATAATCACGAATAGCCTTATCCTTAGAATACTGGATATTTTTACGATGATTCACATTTTTATAATCCCATAAAGAATCATAATACTGTGTATAATAAGCCATATTCGTAGCACTTACAAGAGCATTAGCAGTACCAGAAGCTATTTCATTAGAAATACGCTGGCCTCGAGCCTGAGCGGCGACCAGAATAGCACGCTGAAGTTCAGTCTGGACTTGTTTTTCAGTCAGAGCACCCTGCTGGACAAGATTATAAAGATACTGGCTCTTAGTGAGCAAATCGGCCTGTTGATTTGCGTCCATATATTTATTAAGCACAGCTTGAGCATCAGATTGTAAGTAAACGTGTGTTGTCTGAGCCGCAGACAATTTACCAGCAGCAACCGCATTTTCAAGTTCCTGACGTTCTGTAGACTGGTCCAACTCCGCAGAAATGCGACCTGTTTCAGAATTCCAATAACCAGATTCACCGACGCCAATATTCTTATAATTGGTATCTCCCATAATTTTCCTTGCCAAAAGAGGAGTAAGAGTCTCAATTTGACTAGATTCAGAAATAGACTTACGAGCCTGGGCAAATGTTGCTAACGCGGAATCAATGCCAGACAAATCCACATGAACACCTTGCATAGCCGGAGTAGTAGGGATAGTAGCCTGAGGAGAAGGGCCGGGAGAAGCAGAAGTACCAGCACCAGTCTGGTGAAGGAATGGATTCAAACCTCGGACAATCTGAGCAGCAGGAGAATTATATTGGTTTTGATAATCAACCATATATTTCTGCCATTGTCGAGACAGCTGAGCCTCATTTTGGGCAGCCACACGATTCTGTGTAGCGATTAATTCATTAGTCGCATTCGCATTAGACTGCGACATAGCATTAATCATACTGCCAAACAACGAACCTATCATTGAACACTAGAGGCAGGGGCGGAATCCGAAGACGGCACTGCCTTATCCGCTGCCAACAAAGACTCAGCATAAGCTGAAAGTTCAGACTTCTCACTAGCTAATTGCCGCAATACAGCCTGTCGCTCTGACATAGTCTGACAATGTCGAGAAATAATACAATTAAACCGCTCATCATCCGACATATTATCCATGGAGGTAGACTGAGTAGGATGCATTTGCGCAAGAATATTCTGGACATTCATATCGCCAAGGAGACGACGATATTTTTCTTGGTTGAGGAGAATGGAAGTCATATCCATATACATATACGAACCGTCAGACAATTTTTCCAACATAACCGAATCATATACACTAGGTTCATAACAAGGATTCCCTTCAATCAATTCAGGGGTAACAGTATCCTGTTCAAAATCAGGATTAATATAAGCAAAACTTCTCATAACAACACACAATTAATAAGGTAAACCATTTCTATCCAAATTCTGCACAGCATACACTTGGAAATTAACATTACACAATAACTGGTCATAAGCCACGCTATAATGTTCAGTAGTAATCTGAGGCTCAAATATAGAATTCAATTGCTGAGGACGAATCTTAAACGATTGATAACTCAATGAAGACTGGCCAGAAACTTGAATCTGAGACCCTTGAAGCGGAGCAGCCCAAGACTGATAAGCAGCATTAGGACGGAATGCACCATGAACAGTATCTACAGCGGATTTCCATTGCCAATAGCGCAAATTGTATCCAATATTGCCCTGAACAGAAGACGGGCTATTATTAAGAGTCAAAGCCGAAACAGGCTGCATACCTAACTGGTCAAAAGCAGGTTGAGGGAAATCGGAAACAGACGTACATAACAACTGAGGATTGTGGCCCTTAAGAGACCAGTCAAGCAAAGGAACAGCATGATAAACGCACATAATAACCTGATGTTCAGCACCGCAATCATAATTAATAACATGGCCAGACTTAGAGCCTACACCTTTACCAGCAATAACAGCCTGAGAGTTGTCGGCAGTCAAATTAGTGTTCAGAACCTCATTAATATTAATAACATTAGACCAACCACCAATATAATGGGCATGGTTACCCATGTACTCGGGGGCTTTAATACCAAATTGAGCGGCCATTTGGTCTGAATAATCCTTGCTAGAGAATTGGACTACTTCTTTCCAGCGCTGGAGAAATTCAATGGCACGGATTGAGAGAGCGGAAAGGTCTGAATTAAGATGAATCTCACGAACAGAAGAAGAGGACTGCTGAACAACAACATTATCAGAACCACCATTATTCAATACAGGAGAAGATGGAACACCTAAAGCTAAAATACGAGTTGAACCCAAAGTAGGATCATACGAAGAAGGTAAAATAGCTACCGAACCATATTGAGAAGCAGGAAGAACACCAAGAAAATAGTCTTTAGGATAATTAGCATAGCGGAGACGAATCATATCAGAAGATAATTCGATAGAACTTTTGCCATCCCAATAATCAACATTATAAGAATAAGCTAAATGTTTCTCCCATTGAGAGTTACTGAAAAAATCAAAATAAATCTTCTGATAAGCAAGAGCAGGAAGAAGATTCAAGTTAACACTGGTACCATAAATAAGGGGGTTCTGTCCATCAGCCAATGAAGTCGTATCAAGACCAAGATACTGCATAGTAATTTCTGCCTTCTTATCATTAGAAGTACCAATAAATGAACCATAACCAAGCATATCCAACAGCTTGCAAGAGCCATAAGCAAATCCAAAGCCAGCGTCATCCACAGTGCCAGAATCCACTCTATTACGAATTTCACCAGAAATATTG